TATTTGAGACCCATTAACATATAGTTTTGAATTTGTTGGAGTACATACCCAAACAACGTGATGCCAACCAACTGACCAAGTATATGACTCATAAACCCCTATGCCAACAGATGAAGTATCTTTACGAATTAATTCTACATTATTAGAACTTGGTCTAATAGCTATACTAATAAAAGTATTACTATTACTTGAACTTACTTGTGAAAAAGGAATAATATTTCCAATGGAAAGCGAACTAATATAAACCCAAGAACTATTTGTAAAAGTAGTTGTATTCGTTATAGGTATAACAGGCGTATCAATAACTGCATTAGAGCCATTAAATTGAGCAGCTTGACCAAATACACCGTTTACCCAAGCTACATTATTTGTGCTATTAGCACTATAATTTCCACTTAAATCTACTCCGTTACCATTTAATTGATACAAAGCAACACCACTACCTCCAAATGGGTCGTAATTATCTACTATATCTGTACAACCTCCGCCACCGCCTGCAACTTTGGTGTTTATTAATCTATTATTCATATCAATTTTTTATGGTTATACTAAGTCTCCTAAAAAGTCTATTGGCTCTACTAAAACAATATTGTACTTTAATACTTCTGCAATGGTTTCTAATGCATCTATTTCTAATTCAGCAGCATCTGCTTTGTCTCTTATGTCTGCTCTTTCAGTTGCTATATTTTCAGGAATACCTGCCGATATGTCTGCGTTTCTAATAACATACCAATCAGTAACTTTTAATAAATCTCCTGCTTTCTTTTTAACTTCTGACTTTTTAGTTTCTTTAGCTTGTTCTAATGTTTGGCTAAATACCTTGTCTGTGACATCGTAAACAAACTTCTTTTTTCTGCCGTCAAAGTGTAGGTTAGATATTTGCTGTGTTACACTATCGTATGTTGGCATAACTACATCAAAGAAACCATACTCCTGTGCTTCTTTGTCAGATAGCTTATTAAAGTTTACAATTGTCGTACCATCAATAGTTAGGTTTCTTGGTAACCTGTTATACGTTTGGATTTTTCCGTTTATTTCTTTTGCTTTCATATTATACTTGTTCTTGTGAAATTGAATACCAAAAAGATGAACTTGACTGTGCTACTATCTGTACAAAGTTAGTAACAGATTCTACAAAGTTTCCTGCAACTAATTTACCTCCTGTAATAGAAAATGAACCTGTACCTGTAAGAATTAAATCTTTTACCATACCTGTATCAGCATTTGAAATAGTGTACGTTACAGTTCCTGAATTAGCCTTAGTGAATACTTGTGCAGTACTAAAATCTAAAGTTGTTGCTCCTACTGCCGCACTTGTTGTAAACTCTGTCCCTAACTTAGCATAGGTAATAGAATTATCATCTAAGTTTACTACTACATCCCCTGTTGTTGGAGAAGCGGTAAGACCACCTGTACCTGTTACTTGGTTTACATCTCCTGCATCATCTGAATAGAGTTCTGTAAAGTTGTCATTTACTTTGTCAAAAGCCGTTCTTAATGGGTCTCCTGTACCATCATTTGCAACGCTTCCAATATTAATTACTTGTTTTGCCATTTTTTTATTTTGTTAAAGTTGTGTTCTATCTGCGGTTAATTGTGTTGTGTCTGCTGTGTATCTTGTGGTATCTGCTGTTAGAGCAAAGGTTAACCAACAAGTCGGAGATGCTGTGTCATTTATTGCGTTGGTGCTCCATAAAGTATCTGAGCCAAAAGACTCATCTTGTTCCATATCACAATATATTTTTCCCCAATTTATGCTGTTTGCCATTGTCTTCCTTTATGTTTTTTAAATAAGCCTCAAGCTTTATTATATTACTTCTTTTTGGCTTATATGTTTTAATTTCCTTTTTATCTACAGAACCCATGAATGAAAGTTTACATCTTTATCGGCGTACATTTCTCCGTTAGTAGATTGATTGTACTCAGGGAATAACTGACTATAAAAACCCATATAATCCACAAACCTACGAGTATAAAACTCTGCAGTCTCAGTAACTTTATTTAACATCATGTTCATTTCTTCAAGAGATATAGTCTCTGAGTTCTCTGAACGATGCTTATAAACACCACCATTATTAATTTGATACATGGCGAATGGAAGATAATTACTTTGAGTAAACCATATAAGCATAGGCTTAATATAGTCGTTTAGTAAGTTCTTATAGTTCACATTACCAATATCATCTATGGTGTTGCTTAGTATCAAAGACTGAAGTTTTTGATATAATTTACCACCTAAATAGTTTTGTATATGCGTATCTTGAGCTACTTCAATAAACTGTATAATCTTGTCATTATCCACATTTCCATCAATAATGGACTTGCGTTTAAGTTCTTCTAATCCTATAAATAGAGCTTTATTTGCCATGCTTTTTATTTTTTAGTTTTTGGATAAGCTCCTCCATTCTTCATATCAGAAGGTCTAACACCTACCTCTTTTGGGTTGGTCGGTTCGTTAAACCCATCTTTCTTTGCATCTGAAGCATCCACTTCAGTATTATCACTTACCTTCTTTTTATAAACTCTTCTCTCCCATACATGCTTACAATTAACCCCTCCTTTATAGAGAAATAAACTATAGTTTTGCTTCTTATGACCAAGCTCTTTGTTAGCACCTTTAAAAGACATCATTCCAATATCCTCTTTTCTAAATACAACCTTCTTACTTGTTAGAGCTTCCATCTTTCTACAAAACTCTCTGCTTCCTGCACTATTCCTTACAGGACCATAAGCATATCTTACTTTGAATCCTGCATTATCTTGCTTAGATGGTTTGTTAGGGTTAGCATCATCTTTAGACACCTTAGCTAAACTTGTTTTAAGCTCTTCTAAAGAGGTTTCTGTTCCGTCTAATAGTTGACTATCAATCAACTCCCATTCATCGCTTACAACCTCTCCTAAGTCTTCTAATTGAGTGTATAAGTCTTCACCATCTTCATCAGAGAAGTCTTCTAATGAAACAGGCTCTTGAGATGATAAATTCTCTACCTGCTTCTCTCCTGTCTCTTCTTCCTTCCTTACTTTAGTAGATATGTTATCTAACTCCGTAAACTCAATAGGTTGTAGAGTAATAAAGTATAGGTTTAAGAATATACTGTTAAATTCAAGTATCTCGCTAAAACCATCAATTAAGGCTTGCTGAAATGGCCTAATAACAACATTATCCATGATGATAGAAGCTGTTCTAAGCTCTTCTGCATTGTTACCAAAACCTGTATTGTCTTTAATACCCATTAAGATAGGCGAAACAATTCTATGACCCATCATAATCTTCTCTCTACTCTCTGTAGATAAGAATTGATATTGTGCATGTGCATCAGGTAAATGAATAGGCTCTAAATCAGCTTTAGTTTCAGCACTATCATTAAATGTAAGAATAAACTTACCTGCATTAGAAGTACCACTAAATTTATCATATATTCTTCTCTCTAATAACTCCTGAGTTTCTTCATTAGGTACTCCGTTGTTAAAGTTGATTAGTAAAGAAGGTTGTAAACCATTCTTAATGTTGTTTATATGGTAGTTAGATACCTCTTCTTCTAAAGAGCAGTATTGTAAGCAACCATTATAATCTACAGGTGCATAGTAATAGAAACCTGACTTGTAAGGCTTAATTACAAACATCTCAATAGAGTCTGAGTCAGAACCATTACCAAATGTAGGTATTCTCTTAGGTGAATCAGATGGCTTTATGTCACACCATTTAGGATGATAGTAGTAAGCTTTAATTTGACCATCAGAAGCTTTTTCAGCTCTTAATGTCTCCATTGGGAAATGAAGAACCTGAAGTATTTTTGTTTTGTCTTTATTGTACACAATCTGCATGGCGGCTTGTCCAAGCATCTTATAGTCATTAACCACTCTTTTAACCTCTCTCGGTTTAAGAAGCATCTTCATCTTAGCGTACATCTCAGGCTTAACATCAGAGTCAGTGGCATCTAAACCTCTACCATATATCATCTCAACAATACCGTTAATACAACCTGAATTGGTTGGACTACCTAAGTATCTTTCTATAAGCGTATCAAAGTAATCGTTGTTATCTCCGTATTGAACC